AAAGCCGCTCGAACAAGCCGATCATTGCGCAGGCAGCTGCTCGTTGGGTGCGGCATTGGCGAGGGCAGCAGCCCCAGCCAAGTCTTTTGCGGCACTGGCGGCCACCGGCGCAGCCTGAAGAATGGAAGACATCTGGGCCTGCTGGGCCTCTTGGTCCTTGATCTCCTCCAGCTCCTCGTCGGAATACATGACCTTGGCAGGCACGCCATTGACATCGGCCAACACCTTGGCAGCCATGTCGAAGTTGAAGCGGCGGAACACCGACGGGCCGCCGATCTGGGCCAACGGGGCCAACTGCTCAAAGGTGCGCAGGATGGAGACACCCTCCTCAGACCGGCGAGCGCGCTCCAACGGCGACGTGTACTCGACCTCGAACAAGCCCCCAGCCTCCAGCAGCTTGTCGGGCATGTCGGGCAGCATCCCAGCCGCCGCAAGAATGTCCATCTCGCGCTCGACCATTGGGCTCAAGAACTCGGCCTCAATGCGTGACGCGGTGGGGGCCAGCAGCGCGCCCTTCTCTTGCGCACGAAGCATGGCCTCGGTCGCGGTCATGCTGGGTGAATCCACCAAGATCTGAAAAAGCGTGTTCCAAAAGGCGTCGTTGATGAGCGCCCGTTTTTGGTCCATCAGCTCCAGGCCAATATTGATGTTTTGCCCGGTTGACAGAGGCTGGATCATCTGGCGACCATTGTCGTCCACGCCCCCGTAGTTGATCGCGGCAGGGGTCATGCGGATGGCGTCCAAGATTCCGTCACGGTGGGCCAGCAAGGGCGGGAGCACCGCAAGCTGGGCAGCCTGGATGGTGGTCCGGTTCATCTCGTTGAGCATCATCACGTCAGGCAGGATGATCTGGGCAGGGCCACGGCCATAGACCTCACCAGACGTGACGGCATACCGGCTGACAGCGTAGGGGAAAGTGCGAAACCCACCCTCACCCACAATGTCGCGCGATTCGATGCAGACAAAGTATGAGGCGAAGGCCATGCCCTTGTAGTCCTTGCGAGACACGTCGGCATCCTCGCGGGGCTTCACGCAATGCAGGAACCAGAACTCCTGCTCCGGACGCTTCTCAGCCGCGTCTTTGATCTGCATGGGCAGCTTTTCAAGCCCGAACTTTTGGGCGGCCTGCCGGGCAGTCATCGCGAACTCGCGGTGCACCAGATCAATGGCGCCGTACTCGCTCTCCATGAAGAACAGCTGGTCAATCGGCACCGTGCGGTAGTAGAGCGAGCGGCCCAGTCGGTCCCCAATGAACATGGCCATGTTGCCAAAAGCGCCAGAATCGAAGTAGCACTCATGCACCTGGTTGTCGAAGTTGGCCGAGTACCGGGCGGCAAAAAGACGCTTGTTCACGTCCTCCAAGTAGGTCTTGACCTCTTGGTCTTCAGCCAATGCGGTGTCGATGGGCTTCAGGCTGTGCCATTGCTGGTTACGCGGCGTGACGAGCGAATGCATGGCGGCCGCAAAGCGGTCCAAGGCAAGCGCCGGCGCGGCATCAAAAATCTTGTCGGTGCGGCGCTCACCCTTGGGCTCTACGATTTTCCCGCGTTGGCGCTTGAAGTCGGCTTTGCGGGGAAGGATGCGGTCGGCAATGTCCTGCCACACCTTCTCAAAGTAGACGCGCTGCAGGCGCATGCGCTCGTGCTTGTCGAGGATATCGGATGCGCGCGAATCAGCCATGGCGGCCCCTTACTGACCGAGCAGGGTCTTGGTGGCAACAGAGCCCGCCACAGACTTGGCATCGCCAGCGGCCCCCAGCACAGTGGCAGCGCGACCACGGCGGCGACGCATGATGTCGCCACGCTCACGGTCGAGCTGCTGCTCGTCAACACGGGCGGCCTGCGGCATCTCAATGGGAGCAGGCGGCGTGATCTTGGGCTTGGAGAAAATACCAGACATGAGGCACCTCACGAAAAAATGGAGTATTCAACGTCGGCCCGCGTTTGAAGGCCCGTGCTGGATTCTCGCACAGGGTAGGCAAAGGTCAAAGCCAGGCTGTCGGCCCGGTCGGGCGACTTCACACCACGCTTCTTGGCGTCGTCCTTGGATTCCAGCAGGAGCTCACCACCACGGTAGGTGTACTGCAGGGCCGACAGCTCGGTGGCCAGATCGGGATCGTTGGGCAGCACAGCGCCGTTCTTGAGGTACTCCCGCAGGTCACGCCACATGCGGGCGCGCAGGTTGTAGTTCTGGCCGTCGCTCATGCGCAGGCTGGAATTCACATCAACAACCAGGCCACGCGGGAAGTCTCGGCGCAGCATGTCGGCCACGCCAGCACCAATACCGATGGAGTCCACAGCGATCTGGGCCACCTTGCCGCCCCAGGCGGCCACAGCGTCCTTCACGCGGCCAGCCACGTCCACCACGTCGCACTTGCCGAACACGATCTGAGGAAACACCACCCGGCCCTGCCGGAAGGTGATGCAAGTCTTGTCGTCGCCGAAGCGTGCCACGTCCACACCCACCTGCAACGGCCCCATGGCGCGCACGTCAGCAGGGCCACGGCCAAGGCAAGCGGTCACCAAGTCGCCGGGAATGTAGGCGTTCGTGACCGATGCGGTGTAGTCGCGGTCGATCTCCTGCGCCACGATCACCGGGTCAAGGGTGGCCTTCTGGCGCTCATACCAAGCGCGGTCTTTGCGGGGGTCATCCTGCCAATCGAAAACAAAGACAGGGATGCGCCCGCTCATGCGCTTACGGTAGAACGGGTTACCCGCCCCGTTGGGGGTGGACACATGGAGCTTGCAGTTTGACGTCTGGGACAAAGCGGCGTCCACCTGATCGGGGCGCTCCAAGAACGCGGCCTCGTCCACGAAATAGATGCTGGTGCGGTTTCCCCGCCCGATGTTGTCGCCAGACTCGCCGACGATGGTTGCCCCGTTCTCAGGATTCATGATGCGCATGCTGGGTGCGTGAGCGCGCTCGCTGTACCCAACAGGCTGCAGCTCCATCGGGAGCAGCGCCACAAACTGGCGAATCTTCCAAAACAGGGACTTCGGGTCGCCCAGCTTGTCGACGTACTCCTCTTTTCGAGAGCCGAAGCCGATCACGGTGCCAGGCTTGAACAGCCACATCCAAACAGCAATGGCCACACAAAGCCAGCTGGCCCCCATGTCGCGCGACTTCTCAACAAGCCCATCCTCCCGACCAAGCCAGCGGTCAACAACCCACTGGACGAACTCGGCCTGCTTTGGGAACAACAGGAATGGCGTGACCGCCTCAAAGCCGCGCTCCACGTTGCGAGGGTCGAACGTCATCCCGAAGTCTGAAATGAACTCAACAGGGTGGTCGGCGTAGAAGGCCTTGATGCCAGGAAGAATGTCAGGGTCGGCGCGCAGGCGCTTCAGGCGAGCGATTCGCTCAAGGAACACTGGCCCATAGTCAGGCTTGAGCCAGTCGAAGCCAGCAGGGACGGTCACACCGCCCCACCAAGTAGGCGCTTATACGCCTCAGCCGGGTCAATGGTCACCGTGGCCTCGGTTTTGATCGGCCCACCATCGGCACCGGTGATCTCGTGACGCTCAGACCAACGAAGCTGCGACTTGGACCACCAGATCATGGCCGTCACATCGCCAGCCATAGCCTTCTTGAACAGCGTCTGCGCCACCTGGCTGTTGGCCTTGGCCTTGCCAGAGACCATCTCGTCACGAAAATACTTGTACAGCATGTCGACCGCAATGCCGCCCTGGATCAAAGCGGCGATCTGGTGCACAGGCAATCCATACCCAGACAAAGCCTCGACCTGTTTTCGGTCGGCGTCCGTGGGCGCAAAAGGCTTGCGACCAGCACCAGGACGAGCGCCGCCCGAGTTGGCGCGAGGGCCTCCGGGGCCTTTTCGCACCGGTGCGGCTTTTGTGGTTTTCTTTTTTTCAGCAGCCATCAGACGCCTCCAGAACAGCCTTGCGCCCAGTGTACGCTTCATACCGGGCCACAATGACATCGCAATACCCAGGGTCCAACTCGGACAGGCGGGCACACATTCCAAGCCGTTCAGCAGCCATTAGCGTAGAGCCGGAGCCGCCAAACAGGTCAAGCACGATATCCCCAGGGCGGGCAGAGTTCCGAAGCATCCGCTCAATCAAAGCAACGGGCTTCATGGTGGGATGCCCGTCCGACCGCTTGGGCTTTGATTCCCTGATGATAGTGGGCACTAACTCCTCAACAGTGGCGGTGCCGTCGATCACCATGACGCTGTCGCCGATGCGGATCTCGTACTTCCCATCCTCCCTGCGGGTGAAGGGCATGCGGTCCTGGTCGAGGTCGATCATGGTGGTGAGCTTGCGGCCACCGTACCAACGGTGGCGGCTCCCAGGCTTCCACCCGTACAGGATGGGCTCGTGCTGCCACTGGTAGTCGGAGCGGCCCAGCACAAGCGAGTCCTTGCGCCAGATCAGGCACCCGGAGAGCTTGAACCCGGCGGCGGTGTAGGTGGCCCGGAAGTTGAGGCCCTCGGTGTCGGCGTGAGCCACGTAGATCGAGGGCCCAGGCTTCATCACCGCGAAAGCGCAGCCAAAAGCGCCAGACAGGAAGTCGCGGAACTCCTTGTCGCCCAAGTCGTCGTTAGCAATTTTGCCGGCCTTGGTTTCATACGCCACGTTGTAAGGCGGGTCAGTCCAGCAGGCGTCGGCCAGCGCGCCCTGCATGAGCTTGTCCATGGTGGCCATGGATGTGGAGTCCCCGCACACCAGCCGGTGCGGGCCGAGGATGTACACATCCCCGAGTTTGGTCTTGGGCTCGGCGGGCACGTCCCCCACAGCGTCCGGATCTTGCTCGGGCTCGACATCCGGCGTCATGGCGTCGATCTCTTCCAGTGAAAACCCGGTGAGTGTGAGGTCAAAGCCTTCCAGCTTCAGGTCGGCAAGCTCCTCCATCAGCAGTTTGGAATCCCACCCGGCATTCAACGCAATCTTGTTGTCGGCCAGGATCAAGGCCCGGCGTTGGGCCTCTGTGAGCCCAGCCAACACAATGACAGGCACCTCACCCATGCGCAGCGCCAGAGCCGCCTGCAGCCGCCCGTGGCCCGCAATGATGCGATCCTGCTCGTCCACCAAAAGTGGATTTGTGAATCCAAACTCCTTGATCGAGCGCGAAAGCTGCTCCACCTGATCCGCAGAGTGGGTGCGCGCGTTATTCTCGTAGGGCTTGAGCGACGACACCTGCCGCAGCTGGTACGCGCCGATGGCGGGGGGGTTTATCATGGGTTGATTATGCCTTTTTTAGGTCATGCATGGGCTGCTTTTTGAGCCAACTGCATGCCCTGGCGGGCGCGCTGCACGGCGGCGGCGGCGGTGCGGTACTGGATGCCGACCTCCTGGGCGGCTT